TCGGCGCGTTGCTTCTGGCTTCACTGCCCGTTTCAGCGCAGTATTATGGCCAATACGCCAGCGACATCAATGTCAGCAGCTTTGCCTATGGAGTCACACCCAATGGCGGACCGGCGCTTATTGTTGGTGCTGGCGGCGGAACTTCGGGAAGCTACTCAATCACGCTGGATTACGGAAAAACCTCTACCGGCGTGGGCGCGTATCCTCTTTACCCATTTTCAGGCACCACCTATCCTCCGTTCGCAATCGGCTCCGGCGCGACCTATGAGGTTGTCACTCCGAGTTCGGCATCCTGCACAACTGGGCAGGCGAACAGTTACCAGCAATGCGTATTGACGGCGACTTTCACTTACGCGCATGGTGCTGGAGATGTGGTGAGGGCATCGGATGGTGGAGTATTTGAGGCGACTCAATACTTTACAAGCATGGGTGTCCAGCGGCAGGTCGTGACTCTGACCAATGCCCAGATTCTCGCTCTGTATGCAACTCCGGTTCAATTGCTTCCCGCTCCCGGCGCTGGCCTGTTTTATCACGTGCTGAAGGCTACTCTCGTTGACGAGAATACCGGCACAGCCTATGCGAGTGGAGGCGTTCTGACTGTCGGATATGGTACAACGGCAGCCACAAATGCTCTTGCATCGACAGTTGCTGCGGCTTTCCTTACGTCGGGAACCACTATGCAGGAGATCAATGAAAGCGGCGTATTGAATGCGGTCCTTACTGCGGCCAACGTGCTCAATCAGCCCATCTACATCACCAATGCAACCGGAGCCTTCACTACAGGAACAGGAACCTTGAAGGTGATTCTGGAGTATTCTGTTTCGGTGCAATAATGCCATCAGTATCGAAGGCGCAACAAACCGCCATGCAAATCGCGGAGCACGCCCCTGGCAAACTCTATTCGAGAAACCGGGGGCTGCTCAAGATGTCCCATTCGCAATTACACGATTTTAGCGTTGGCTCCGAGAAGGGCAAGCCTGATCGGAAGGGGAAACTATATGGCGCGAGATAAAGACGACAAAATGGTTTTGATTGGAGGCGCTTGGGTATGGCTTTCCGATGTAGCATCTGTTGTACCTCTTAACCACCCAATTGTGAAAGATTTAACATTTCGTCCAAGAACCAAGTCTGCAATCTGTGTGGAATCATCTTCTTTGTTGCTTGAGGATGAACGAGAACCGCAAGAGCTTGTTGCAGACATCATGCGAGATGAGCGATGAGCAAACTCTATGCAGCAGACCGCAAGAAGATGCCGAAGAGTTCCTTTGCCGGACCTGGGCGCAGCTTCCCAGTCAATGATGCCACACACGCTCGACTGGCGATCAGCGGCGCAACCCGCAGCGAACACGCTGGCAACATCAGCGAATCGGAAGCCGAGCGCATCAAGTCCAAGGCGCGGGGAAAGTTGTATCAGCGATGAACCACAACGGCGCATACTGTGTACGCCACGCATGGAACGCCCTCACGCAAGGGCCGTGCTGCCAGTGCATGACCGGACAGCAAAAGCTCGATTACGTGTGGAAGCAGATGCGGGAAGCGCGGTTGTCGCCCAAGGACTGCCTGATTCAATGCCCGTACTGCCTGAGTATGATTACCGACGGAAAGCCGTGCTGTGACGTGATTGCAAGGGCAATGGCGGCGATTCTAGCGCGTGAGGATGTGGTGAACTTGGGAATCGAGGCCGCAAATCGCAACTAACGCCCTACTCCCGGATGGACTTGAAGCGGACGAAACCGGCCTGGACTCGGTTCCACAGCCCGATGATCCGCCAACCTACGGCGAGAATAACCGGGATATGCCTCAAGACTTGACTGACAAGCTAGAAGGCATCGTAAAGAAACTCCAAGACCAGGAAATGTACGACCGGCGCATCGAAGTGCTGCTCGACCGCATCATGCGCTTCTATTACGATGGAATCCAGCACGTTTACCCCAACTGGTCAACAGGTGTTTACCAGGTTGGTACGGCTGGCGGATATGTTGATATCGGTAATGGCCAGAATGTTCAATGCCCAATGTTTATGGGCGCTTACAACATTTTCAGAGCGCGTTGGCGTTCGCTCGATGCGGTGCTAACACAGAATCCTCCCGGCATTGGGTTCTCGGCGGATAAGCAGGATTCTGAGTCCATCGAGGCATCTGAGACGGCTGAAGGGTTCTGGGAGATATTCGACCGGTCGGAAAAAGGCGGCGCGGTAAAGAGGATTCAAAAGCGCGTCTCTTACATGATGGGAATGTCGGGCCGGACAATCGCATGGACGCACACGCTGAAATCCAAGGCGCGTTTTGGCTTGAATGATGAGGATGAGCCGCGCTCAATGGAGACGACGGACATTTACGGAACAATGGAGTCCAAGGTTCCCATTGTCTGCAAGTGCTGGTCCGACGCGCCGTACTGCTTCCTGTTTGACGATAAGAATGTTCTTACCCTCAAAGGTCAGAACGATTGGATTCGCTCGAAGATCACCGCCGGGGAGCCGTCCATTGGAGAATCGGACTGGAATCGCTTTGCGCGAATCGGAGTCAAGCAAGCCAAAAAGGGATTTTTTCTTACAGGCCTGGCGCTGAATTACCTTACCACCGAGTTGAATGGTTTCCTTCGCCCTGAAGTGTTCCAAGACAAGATGTTCGACTCTGCTTATCCGGGCGCTGATGAAAAAGACGTGCGCGATGATGGCAAAGAGTTCACTTATCGAGACAAGTTCCTGCAACTGTTCCCTGATGGGTGCCATGTCAAATATGTAGGCAAGTCGTACTCAGAAAGCTGGAATGAGTGCCCTGACGATGCGATTGATATTGTGTTCCCGATGGAGCGCGATGGCATGACCGGCGGGGCGCTGATGGAGCCGATGAAGGTTGTCCAAGACGCCTACAACGACTACATGAATGCCAAAAGGGAGAATTACGAAACCGGCTGGAGTGTAACGTATTTCCGGGGCAGCGACGAAGATTATCAGGCTATCTCAAATCAGCGGAGCCGTCCGAATGATTATGTGCTGCTGAAAGAGGGGCCGCCAGATCAGGAGATCGGGAAGCAGATAGTTTACCGCGAACCTCCTGCGGCGCCTCCAGAGGGATTCGATGAGGCGATTGAAGAGCTTCGTGGGCCAGTGTCGCAGGATATTTCCGGATCGATGCCTGTCCTTCAGGGGGAATCTAAGTCTGGCGACCCTGCATCAAAGACAGCAATGGAGCGTTCTCAGGCAATGGGGATGCTCGGCCCATCGTGGGGATATTTGCAGATTCTATTCGCGGGGATCGCAGAGAAGGCGGCGCGGCTGGCATCCAAGAATCCCGACCATGGAACGGAGATAGCCGTCGTTGGTAAGGACGGGGCGAAGATCACCGTAAAGATGGAACGGTTGAAAAAGGGCAAGTTCCATTCCCATGTGTCCGATTCATCTTTCCCGGAGACTACGGCGGCGAAGCGGGCGAATCTTACCGACCTTGTGAAGATGGCCGCCGCTTCTCCGGTTGGGCAAGCGCTCTTCGAGTCACCCGACAACTGGGAGGAGTTCATCGAACTCAATGGCAATCAGGACTTGGTGTTCATCCCGGCAATCGCGTACAAGAAGCAGGCGAGAGAGCTTGAACTACTTTTGCAGGAACCGCCAAACATTCCAGCGCCAGAGGAAATTGCTCAATATGCGGTTCAACACGCGGAGCAGGCATTACAGGCTGAGCAGCAAGGTTTACCAGCCCCGCCGTATGCTCCTCCACAGCCGCAGCCGTCAATAATGCCAGAGCAAGACGATTATCACAAGTGGGAGTCAGCAAAGTGCCAAGAATACCTATCGAGCGAGGATTGCTGGTTGAGGATGAATGTAGCTCAGCCGGAAGATGGGGAAGCACCCGAAGATGCCTTGAAACGTGCCGCACTCGGTATCCAAAACGTGAGGATGCACAAAGCGGTTCACGATCAGATGATGGCGGCTCAGGCCCAGGCAGCGGCCCAAGCTCAACAGCAGATGAAGCCTCCGAGCGAGTCGATAAACTTCAAAGATGAACCAGAGCAAGACAAAGTTCAAATGAATGCACAGGCGGGAATCAAGGAAGCGGCACCAGAGGCGCAGAGTTCAGTACAGAAGAACGCGGCAGCACCAGGAACACGGGGAACGGCAACAGTCTAAAAGGAGAGAGAAATGGCAGATGAAGCGGTACTTGACGTGGGCGCGGAACTCGAATCTGAGGGCGC